TTCCACGAACACTGCTCTCGACTACTGAGTAACTCCTCCTCTGGTAAAAGAGAAGGAACAAATTCAACGTCGGAACTCCCCAAAACTACATTGTGTACACAAGGTAGCGGAGGGAGCCGACGAGCTGGATACTCAGGGTTCAAACGCATCCTCTCTTTCTGTGTTCTCAGCAGACCGGTCTTTCGGAACGCCCTCCAAGCAAGGCGTCCCACGAATCCCAATTCGATTGGGGAGAGATCCGTCCGGATTATAAGCGCTGAATGGGCCTTAAGGAACTCCAGGGCGGCGTTGAACCGCACCTGGGCTGGCAGGCCCGGAACACAAAAAGATTGGAAAGAACGAGCAAGGGAATTGGCAAACGGCTGTGGCCGCAACATACCAAAACGTAGAGTTGGACTCACACGAAGGTGATCCCCCTTCCATCGAAGTAACGTTGAGTTCAAAGAACCAAAGTCACTAGAGATGGACGTTTTAGTCTGTTCGACCTCCAAGCCGACCGCACTGACAACCCTCATCCATTCGTCAGGAAACGACGAACGAATGGTCTGAAAAAGGATATCATCCCCGTTGATTAGGACGGGCAAAAACTTCTGGCGACCGTAGCAAGACACTACGGCCCACCGAAAAGCCAGGTAATTCTGGACACAAAGCAAGGGAAAACTCAAAAGAGAACCCATCTGCTGTCCAGAACTTACGACAATCTCCTCCCCTCGATGAACGAAGAGGGGCCTCAGGAGTCGCTTAGCATAGTCCGAAATTCCCGAAGGAACCCGTGTAGCATTACGTAAAGCCACGGAAAGGACTACCTCAGCAACTTCCAGAGGTAGGTTATCGGTCGCCGACTTGTAGTCGCCGGAAACCAACACGCCAAGCCCGCGCCTAAACCCCGCGGAGTCAAGAGCAGCCGCCGAGACGTCCCCGCGAAGGGACCAGTGGAAAGAAGAGACCTGATCATAGAGAGCCTTGTGCAAGGGCTTCAAGATCAACTGGTCCTCGGTATACTTCGTCAAAGGACGAGGTTTACCGGCAGATTGTACCACCATCGGACGGGCTGTGACAGAGGAGGAAGAGGGTTGGCTGAGACCGAGGGTCTCGTCGAGAAAAGTCGGGTGATCAATGCGGCAAGTAAGGCCGCCACCCTTTGACCTAGATTGCTCTAGGGTCGACGAGAGAGGGGGGCTAGTTGTATAACAGTGATTACGATACGTAGTATCCCAATCAACTGGAAACAACTTCGAAGCCTCCCTCGCAACAAACCTCAGGTAGCCATCGGGGAGTTTC